AGTTCTTGGTAGCAGATACAACCAGCAGAACAGCACTGGTGGCCAATCAGGCCTATCGCATCACTATAGTAGGCGACACAGACTGGGCCAGCTACGGTGCTCCTAACGCACAGATTGGCACAATCTTTACAGCCACAGCTGCCTTGGGCAACACCGGCACAGGTCGTGTCAATGCTGTAGGCATCTGTGTGCTCACAAGTGATTTGAGCCCCACTGCTGGCAACATGAGCATCAGCTATTTCAGCAATGATTCTCAAGAAACAGCAATCAGCAAGTTAACCAACAAGTTCCTGCAGAACTTTGCAGGTGGTGCCACGGGCGGCAACGCCGACACTGGCGATGTTTGGAATGCTACTCAGCAGGTCAACAACGTGGTGTTTGCTGACAACTTCTTCAGCGATGAGGGTGTTACAGCTAAATCAGGTGCAGATGTTGCGACCTGGGACAACGGCGGAAGCCAACTTACCACTGGCAATTTAGATTTGGCTATTGTAGAAAACTTCACTTCGTAATTTTTGTAGCAACACCAAAATCCCTGCAATAAGTATTGTGGGGATTTTTTTATGACTATAGCATTTGTATTAGGAAATGGGGTAAGCAGAAAAGGTATAGATTTGCATAGTTTGCGATTCCATGGCAAAATTTATGGATGCAATGCCCTGTACAGAGATTTCATACCAGATGTTTTGGTAGCCACGGATCGCCCCATAGCCACACACATACAACAATCTGGCTACAGCGCAAAAAATACATTTTACACACGCAGACCGTTGCCAGAACTAGGAGCTCAAGTTGTCCCCAAATCATATTTTGGGTTTAGTTCTGGCCCTATAGCTGTATCTCTTGCTGCGTTAGATAACCACAACTTGATCTACATGCTTGGGTTTGATATGGGACCTAGTGTAACAAAAAATATCAACAATATGTATGCCGGATCTGATTTTTATAAACCAGTTACGGCTCCTCCTACATTTACTGGAAACTGGCTCAAACAACTAACAACAATAATAAACGATCACAAACTTATACAGTTTGTCAGAGTCGCTGGGCCCACAACTGCACGTGTGGCCGAGCTTGAAGCTTTGAGCAATCTACAGCACCTTGATTTACACATGTTCTTGGACCGCATAAATAACAAAAAGGATCCTTAAAGGCATGGCCACCTACAAAAACATCAGCAGCGATTGGTATATTTCGGTAGACAGTGGAGTCGGTACGATCTACGTAGACGGCAACTTGGACGTTTCTGGCAACATTACCTATGTCAGTGAAATAGCCGTCAATGATGCTTTTATTGCTGTGGCTGCCAACAACAACGGCACCGTGACCAGCATGGGTCTGTTAGCAACCAAACTGGCCAACAGCACTTACGCAGGTTTGAGATTTAACACTATTACCAGCCAGTGGGAAATCAGCCCCAGTGTTAGTGCCAATGGTGCTCCGATCACACCGTATGCGGCCATTGCTGCTGGAACAGCTGCAGCCGCCGGATCAAATACTCAAATACAGTTCAATCAAGGTGGAGTATTTGGCGCCAGCGGTAATCTCAGCTTTGATTATGGCAACAACAAGCTGACTGTGCAAGGACACGAAGTCCTAGGTAACATTGGATCATCACCCACAGCACCCAGCAACGCAGTGGCACTGTACAACAAGGCCCCTGGCACAGGTGGCACAGGGTTATATGTGGTAGGCACAAGTCCTACCATAACCGATGATGAATTGGTCAGCGTGACCAAGGCACGACTCATGGCAATCATTTATTAGGAATATCTATGTCAATCACAACAGCAAACATTACATCCGCCGGTGGCAACGTCTATACCAGTTCTGGCAACACAGTGATCACCTGGTTGAGCATTTGTAATACCACAGCCGGTAATATCACAGCCAACGTACATGTGTTGGCGTCTGGCGCCTCGGCCAACACCCAAAACATGATTGCCAACAACGTTTTGATCACAGCCGGCGATACCTATCAAATCTACACCGGCAATGAAAAATTGTTGTTGGACAACGCCGGAGCTATCTATGCCGTGGCCAATGCCAACAGCTTGTCAGCAGTAACAAGTTATACCTCTAGCTGATGGGCACATTCTTAAAAAATCGTGAATTGCAAAGCGGTAGTACAGGCATCCGCATACCCACAGGATCTGCGGCCAACAGACCTGACAATCCTGTGTTTGGTATGATACGTTTCAACACCGACACAGGATTCTGCGAATTCTACAATGGTACGATCTGGCAAAATATGGGCGTGGGCGGAGCAATCAGTTACACCGTGGACAATTTTACCGGCAACGGAGTACAAACTGTGTTTACCATGAGCATAGCCGAAAGCGACGAAGAACAAATTATTGTGTTTGTGGGTAGTATCTATCAAGATCCTGCTACTTCCTACACTGTGAATGGCGGCTTTGACATTACATTCACCAGCGCACCGCCCGACACTAGCCCAATCAGCGTGATTCACAGCACCAACTAAACTGCTAAATACCCTATACAGGGACAACCATGGCAATCAATTACATACAAGGGCAAATCTTAGCCAACAATCTCCAACGCAATGGAGTTGATCTGGCCTTTGATACTGATCTGGTATACCTTGACGTTGGCGCAAATTCTGTAGGCATCAACACCACCACGCCAGCTTCAACTCTGGAGGTGGTTGGCAATATCACTGTGGGCAACATACTCATACCCAATGTGGGCAATATCAGTGTTGGCAATGTTTATATCAACAATCTGCTAGACCCGGTCAACAATCAAGATGCTGCCACCAAAAAATATGTGTTAGACAATGTAGGCAACATTGGCACAGCAGGAAATTTAACATTCAGTAACACCACCATCAGCACCAACTTGGCCAACGGCAATATTACTCTGGCTGCCACAGGCACCGAACTGGTGATCATAGCCGGCACAGCAGGTTTTATAGTTCCAGCCGGTAACACAGCACAACGACCCAGTCCTGCTACACAAGGCACTGTGCGTTTTAACACTGATGTAGGGCGCCTGGAAGTCTACGACGGTTCTGAATGGGATCAAGTGGTTGGCGGCGTCACCAATGAAACCTTCAACGGTGATGGCAGCACTCTAACTTTTACACTAAATCGCAAGACTACCACGGCGGCAGCCTTGGTCATGCTCAATGGTGTTGTGCAGTTGCCCACCACTTCTTACACGGTTCCTTTGATCCTTGGGCAACCCGGAAATGTGCTTACTTTCAATGAAGCACCGGCCGTCAGCGACGTCATAGACGTGAGATATCTCTAGTCTAGCGGTCCGTTAAAACAGGATTTTTCCAGCATATTCGCTCTGCAGCAAATATGGACTTTTTTTTGGTCACAGTTACTTTTTTTGACCTGACTCGGTAAATACTCCATAAATTGGAGATTTGACATGGCCGTCACACGAATTAAGAACAATCAGGTAACCGATGCGTCGGGTGCCAATACACAACTTGGTATCAATGCCAATACCAAACTGCAAAATTACTCGATTACCAGTGGCAAGATTGCCAACAATCTTGTGTATGGGTCAGATCTCACGGTCACTGGCAATCTCACAGTCCAAGGCAACACCACCACCATCGACACCACGATCACCACCATTGAAGATCCGGTTATCGTCCTGGCATCCACACAGACTTCGGGTGCGCCCACAGTAGACATTGGTTTCTTGGGCTATCGCGGCAATCAAAGCAACATCGCTTTTGTCTGGGACGAAAGCGCATCAGAATTCGTAACAGCATTTACCTCCACCGGTGAAACCAACACCACAATCACCATCACCAGCTATGCCAATTTCCATACACAAAATGCCAACGTGGCTGGCAATTTGACTGTGGGCGGCAACATTGATATCACAGGCAACATCGCCAATTTGAACGTAACTGGCAACATCTCTGGTGGCAATCTCCTGACCACAGGCCTAGTCAGCGCCACGGGCAACGTCACCGGCGGAAATGTTACAACAGCTGGAGTGGTCACTGCCACTGGTAACATCCAAGGTGGTAACCTATTAACAGGCGGTCTAATTTCTGCCACAAGCACCATCACATCAGCCGCCAATATCACTGGCGGTAACTTGCTCACAGGTGGCCTAATCTCAGCTACCGGAACTGGTACATTTGGCAATGTTGCCACAGGGGGCACAGTCAGTGCCACG